TCATCCTTGAAACTACAAGAAACTAAGGATGACAGAAGTTTCTTACAATGGTATACCAAGATTCGATTATGGCGATTACTCCGAGAAGTTCATCTACGGACACTTCCTCCCGAATCAATAAAGCCCGCAAAGTATTCTGGCCGCGGAACGCCAGTTAAAAAAGGGCTAACAAGCGTATGCATCCACTGTTGTAACGGCCGAGCCCTGCTACCGACCGAATTACTTCACGGCAATTACTCGAATACAAAAGTCACCCAGTTGTACTCTCTGGTTCCCTCTTAGCTTTGTACTTAATTCCAATTCATAGCGTCGCCGCGTAAAGGCTCAGGATAAGACGCCAACTAACGACTTTGTTTACCCAGGTCGTTCGCAACATATACTGGGATTTAGACTATGGCGTGTATACCCACCACTTTTACGGCAAGTCTAGAATACCGGGCGATACTTCACCGTTACCACCAACAACGTTCCCTTTTAGCCTCGACCCTTAGCTAATGGGGCGAGTTTCCAGCACCGCGAACGTGGACGCTTGGGATAGGGTGCCTCAGTTGCCGAGCATTTTGATAATCCAGATTGCGCGGCTCCTTGACTGGAGAGCCAGGGTAATTTAGCTACCTGTGCACGGGTATTACCGCATTGCTGCTCATGTCGCTCCTAACGACTTAGTTACATAAATTAACCAGTTAATAAACTGGTGCGGCGACTCAATGAACTCCGCTTTCACCTTGCAGGCGATCAACTCTGTTTAGTGGTAGGACGCTAGTTTCCTAACCCATCCAGTTAATGACTTCCTTCCCATTTTTTGACAATGCTGCCATAGCACGTCTACCTACTATGCGGGCAACCGCGAAGAGCTTAGTTGAAAGTCTAGATGTCATATTTGCTCTTAGAATTATAACTTAGCGCAATACCTATCTTATTTTGGATTAGGCTTTCCATAAATTGCGCCGTCACGGGTTACAATGCGAACCGTGAACGCCTGACCACATGTCTACTTGGGTTTTCCTACTTATATAGCGCCGATAAGTCCATCACGAGCATGTATTCCAGTGGTCGCCCCTTTTGCGCTGAGTTGCGGAGAAGAGATTTGCACTCTTGATCTATTGGGTATGAGCCAATTGCCTTAACTACTTGGCCACTCCGCATTATATGGCGGCCATATTTCACCGAAGTGAGGAATGTGCCATAACCCCTTGCGCAAGTAAGCCTTTTTGAGTTTTAACGATACTCTGCGTTGCTTAGGCATTCTCGTGTATACGACATCTTTATTTGACGCTGATTACCGTCAACCAACATTATCGTAGTTGGACCAGTGAGGAGCATACAAGGCAATCTCTGGTAAAACGTCAAGGGAAGTTTCCCTCACCTTGTATAATAATTATATCAGAATTTTAAATGAAAGTCAAATATTATTCTTTTAGAAAATCCCTCAGTTCTTCATCGCACATGCAATCTTCACATTCATAAACCTTAATAAAACTGATATTATTCTTACCATAATATTCAGCAATTTTATCTACGCCTTCTCCTAGAGAAGTTTTACTTACTGTTAGCCCCTTTTCAATTCGTAGCTGATGGTCAATTTCATCCCAAAATTCTGCTTCATAACGTATCAGCATAATTATACAAGCTCCTTCATATCTTCCCATTTCACTTTTATGATTACACGTTCACCACGACGATTACGTAGTTCAACAATAGGACGGCAAACAACACCTTCCATTTCACGCTCTTCTTCTGCGATTACAGAATTAGGATGGGTCTTTACATATTCTACTGCTGCGTATAGCGGGCCAGTACCAACAATAGGAACAACCTTAATTCCAAACATCTTGGCGGTTTCTTCTACCCACTCGCGGGCTTGATAGTTATCGCCAACAAGCACATCAAAGAGAATAAAATCTACGCCGTCAGGAATATACTTTCCGCCGCCCTTCTGAATCTTGCGGCCATAACCTTCACCGAAAAGAATTACTTCCTTCTCGCCAAAGGTCTGTTCAAAAATCTGAGCGTTAGTTTCACCGCTAAATAGTTCATTTAGACGAGTGACCAATTCTGCGGGAATCGCAGCATTATCGGTGCGGCCACCAAAGGTTACAGTATGACCGTCCCAGCATACGCGAATATTAGTGCCATCAACCTTTTCAGTCCAAATCCAATCATTGTCGCTGAGATATTCTACAGTAGGATCGCGAAATACTCCCGGAAGTAGCTTCTTAGTTCCAGTTGTGTCTCTTTGATAGAGAGTATCAATCTTTTCATACTTTCTCATACATTTTGTTCCTTTCTTCTTACTATAATAATTATATCAAAAATTATATAGTAAGTCAAATATTTTCTTTTTCTTTAATTCGTTTAAGTTCACCACGAGTATAGCCAAGCTGATAAATTAATTTACTATTTTCTTCTTCTAAATCTGATTTTTCACGACGAAGATTTTTGATTTCCTCCATTAGAAAATCAATAATATTAAGATAGGGTTCAAATTCATTATTATACATACTAAATCTCCTTATATCCATAATGAGTAAGAAGCTGACGCATATTCGCAGAGCCAACTGGATTCATAGAATGAATATGAAATCCCACAAGAGGAATGTGGTTCTCTACAACCCACTTACAAATATCGTAGCCCGTCTTTTCATTATTATTTTCGTTACCCTCACCAAGATCATGGTCTAGGTCAAGAATAAAAGAAGCTCTTTCGCCACTAATCATAATACAAAATAATAAGTCAATAGTCTTATTATAATTGCGACAAATATGAGGCATCCATTCATTTCGTTTTAAGTTAGCATTAAACCAGCGGTCGTCATCACGAATGTCATCAATGTAAATATAATGATTCATCTCTCTCACCCTTTCTATAATTATTATACTATAATCTCTATATTTAGTCAATAAAAAAGAAGATGAATTTTCATTCATCTTCTTCTTTTACTAAATATTCATCACTAAATAGCATTTCAAGAGTAATATTATCGCGTTCCCAATATGGAATGCGAACGAGAGGAATGTTGTGGGAAAGGGCATATTGATTTCTAATTTCATCATGTTTTTGATTGCGTTTAAATAATTCAGCAGTGTTCCATCCACTACTAGGAGTATAATGTTGAATACCATCAAATTCAATTAATCGGTTATAATCCGGTAAATAAAAATCAAATCGAACTGGTATATTACTTTCGTAATACAAATCTTTAAAATAATATTGTGAAATAAAATTAATATTATTATTGATTAATAATTGTTTTATATTCGCTTCTCCTTTGGATTTTAAGCAGCCACAACTTTGCGTATTGCCGCTAATTAGGTGGTGCGATGTTGTAATAAAATTATTATTTCCACAATCACATTCGCATCTCCATAAAATACTTCCTTTATTATTACTTCCTAAATATTCTTTAACAATTAGTTTATTAAAACGTTTATTGGTGAGATCTTTGTAAGATTGTTTGCCTTTTTCTCTTGCTACATCTTTATTTAAACATCCACAAGATTTGGTATCACCTCGTTTTAAACTATTAGATGATACACTTATATAATTGCCACAGTCACATAAACATAACCATTTAGCATGGCCATCAGCTGTAGAACCATCGCGCTTAATTACTAATAACCGTTGGAATCTTTGATTTGTTAAATCTTTAGCGGGCCTCCCCATAAAATCACATCCTAAATAAAAAGACGGAATAATCCGTCTTTTAATGAATTGGCTTATAACGGTTACTATTTAGCTTATCCATCATAAGATCATAGGAACTTTTTCCAGATAGAATAGATTCAAATAGAACAGGTGAGCAACCGCTGACATTAGTAACATCAGGACCATCATCCAGAATTGTATTATTTCGCGCGTTTACGTTCCAAAATACAATTTTTGGCATCTTATATCCTGCGTCAGTCCAACGACTACGCATCTTATCCATAAAAGTCTGGAGTCCCTTACCACCGCGTCTGCCTTCAGGTGCCCGTCCCCAAGAAGAATAACCCTGTGCGGCATCTACTTCCATATCTGTCACAATAATGATACTTTCTGGCATATCCTTCTGAGACAAATTATTGTGACGAGCTGTGCTTAGGATAAGGTCAAATACGGATTCAAGATTCGTATTTTCGCACAGATTTGACTTTACAATCCTATCTACTTTATCACAAAAATCCACGCCAACAGTCTCGATTAAACGAGCCTTACGGCTAAAAGAGATATAATGATTAGCGAAAGGACCACGCATGCGTTCAGCTGCGTATAGAGCCAAAGAAACGGCAACGTCAATCGGAGCCACGCTATTGGCACCTGAGCACATACTTCCGCTTGTATCAGCCACTACCACTGCATTTAGTGGAGCACCAGCCAGATAATCGACAAGATTCTCCCAATACTTGTTAATCATCAGGCGGTCGGTGTTATCAAGGGCGACATTATTACCACGACCATACCAGCCACAATCCGAGCCCATAAGCTTAATTGCCTTGGACACAACATCGTAGGGATAGAGGGCCGCCGCGTTAACCTTGGTAGAGGTATCCTTAGCAAATGCTTCATACTTCGCCTTGATTAGATCACGGCGAGCAAAAGCGTTCTTATAAATCAGGCCAGCACGAGAAGGAATCTTGTCAAATTCAATCTCATTCCACCGATTTGCGGACATAAGACGCTCCAGTACACGAATACGCTCACGAAGATTAGAAAGCAGTACGCGATACTGACGAGATGTTAGGCCCATAGTATGGGCAGTTAGGCGTCCATAACGCTTAGTCTTAGCAGAAGAAGCGTTCTCAGAAGCCGCCCACTTACCGGCAAGGGAAATAGCACCCTTGGTCTTGTAATCAAGGGCAAGCTGCTTGCCAAGAGCATAAAGAGCCTCATGTTCGCAGGAAGTTCCTACGAGAGCATATAGGTCGTCCCAACGGCCATACTCGGCAATCTGGTCAAGATTACGAAGCACAGCATTGCGGTCGTAATCCGCAAGCCAATGTAGGCAAGTGCGGA